GGTCAATCAACTTAAATTATTTTTTGGACAGCATTGTCGCTGTACATTTTGACAAAGATGGGTGTATTTAAAAAATGAAACTGACACAAGAACTTATTGACAAGATACAGGAAGCAATGCTTCACACTAATCTGAAGGGTGAAATAAACTGGAAAGATGGTGATGAGATTGAAGTACAGGTTGCAGGAACATTTGCAAAAGATAAATTCATTGTATTGAAAAATTCAACGAAGAATCCTTTTGAAAATGCTCAACCACATCCTAATTTTGATTATGAAAAGAAAGTGTTTATTAAAGATGGTAGGGAAGAATATATGAAAGAATATGCAACTAAAAGATTACATGATGATATAAAGAAAGCATCAAAATGAACCTTTGGCAGAATTATAAAAAGGTATTGTTCAATACTTTTGATTTGGAACCTGATGCTACTAGTATGGAGTGGGAAGGAAAACGTAACACAAGTCTAAAAGCAATAGAGTATCGTCATAAATATTTTTTGAAAGCACGTGAGGTAGAAATTTACAATGAAAAGTCTAGCATTTACAACAACATCCTCTATCCTAAGACTGGCTGTAATCTGCCCTGTTTTGGCATGGATCTTATGGGATTTGCTGAATATAAGGTAATCATAGTATTTGATTTTCAGCACCCTACAGAGAACTACATGTTCTCACATCCAGACCTACCAGTAGCAACAGAGGACTATAGATTCTTTGAGAAAGGTAATCACTTCTCAGAGAATATTTTTGTACGTAAATGTAAGATGGATGAAGTAGATCAATATGTAGGAGAGTTTGCACAATATCTTGATGCATACAGAAGAATGGTAGAAGCAGTACAACCAGATGGAGAAGATACGTCAGTATATGCTGACTTCGATACTTATATGACACGTCTAGACCCTGTTGGTGGGTATCTAAAAGGTATATTTGGAGAGGAAAAAGCAGAAAAGCTTGTCAAATCATTTTTATTCTGCTATAATAAATAGTGTATTAAGGCGACGGTCTTAATACTGGGAGTGACTGAATAAACTTACTGGCAACCGCTAGTTAAGGTGATGAGACACAGGTGGTGCTGCTACGAAAGTAGAACCGATTCAACCGATCGGGTCTCAGGCAATAACGTTTTTACTACTGTAGTAATGCCCGTTATTTGTTGGTATACAGGACTCCAACCACCCTCTTTCTTTATAAACCTCGTGATGCTATCTTTCGCCTCTCCGAGGTTTTTTCATGTCAAGGACTCCTAACACTAAATAATGTTACAGGAGGCTAAGACGATGAAGATAGAATTCACATGGGACGAATACGAAGTTCCAGAATACGATCCAGAAAGGCATAATCCAGAGAGGGTCTTTGCCATGCTGTGTTATCGTGGTATTCACTATGCAAAATGGGTAGTCCTAGATCCTTTTAAGATTAAATCTTGGAGAGTAGATTGGGACTAGGCATTTCTTTTTGTTAAGCAAATGACCGACTAGGTATAAATTTTTTGGTAAATAATTATATAGAGTTCGGGGGAAAGGTCATGCACCAATCCTTTATTATTACGATTCGGGGAGGGTAAAACCTCCCCTTTTTTATGCGTCTAAATATAAACAGATATAATCTTTTATCATGACACCGATAAAATGGTTTGCTGCTACAATAGGAGTAGTAATAGGTGTATCACACATTGGTATGATTGGCATGATTGCCAACAGAAAGGATGGTAAGTTACCTGATCTAGACATACCTGTAGGTCCTTATACTTCTTACGTAGTGTCAGCAGACAAAGAGGGATATAAGATCAGTTATACTGCAAACGATCCCAAGACAGCGTACATAACTAAGGACATCAAAGAGAAGGGTGGTTTCTTAGGACTCGCAAATGAAACTACCAAGGTAGTAGAAGAATACTTTATGGATGGTCAGATCAACCAAGGTGCACCAGTATCTAATGCAAGATCATGGATCTCAGATCTTGACGAGTTTGTCAAGAACAATCCAGAACTGTCACAGAAAGACCTTGCCTGTATCAAGGCAGTTGGAAGTGCAGAAGGAACTGGGAGACTGGTTGGCACATCTGTTGGTGCAGCAGCAGCACCTACTCTTAGCACTATACCATTCGTAGGATGGGTAGCAGCAGGATGGGTAGCAATGTTCGGTGGAGAACAGGGTGCTAACATAGGTGGCAACATGGCTGAGGACTTAAACAAAAACTGCTAATGGCATACGACGGAACATTATTTTCTCCTAGCAATAAGAACTTTCTCTCTCCTGTAGGGTTTAAGTTTGTTATTGGTAGGACACCTAATGTAGATTATTTTTGTCAAGCTGCTTCTATACCAGAGGTAAGTATTGGTGTAAGGGAGATACCTACACCAGTCAAGGACTATTCAGTACCTGGCGACAAGATGACCTTTGGTGATTTGAGTCTAAGGTTCTTAGTCAACGAAGACATGGACAACTACTTTGAAATATACAAGTGGTTGAAAGGTCTTACCAATCCAAAAGTCCAATCAGATTTTGCAAAGTATATTTCAACAGTAGATGAGAAGGGTAGATCTTCACAGTTCATGAAAACTATGAGTGATGCTAGACTACTCGTTCTCAACAGCAACTACAATAGTATCGCGACGATAAATTTTTATAACATATTTCCAACATCATTGACAACACTGGAGTTTGATGCGTCAGCAACTGACATTAACTACTTTACAGCAGAGGTCAATTTCCGCTATACTATATACGAGATCACAGATAAAGAACAAGATATTGTATGAATCTAGAAACCTTGAATGAGATGTGGGCGAAAGACGCTCCTTTAGATGATGAAAAACTAGACAACGATTCGTTATCAATCCCTAAGTTACATGCTAAATATTTAAGACTTTACAATAATTTTGTCACCCTTCGGGATCAGGCAGAGTTAGATGTAAAGCGTACTTACCGTGACAGGTGGGAATACTATACAGGGAAGTCGGAAAAACCTTTTCCAGTTAAACTGATCAAAACAGATGTAGCAATATATCTGGAAGCAGATCAAGAATATCAAAAAAGTGTCCTTAAGGCAAAGTATTTAAACCAGATGGTCGAGGCAATCAAGACCATACTCTCGGCAATTAACAACCGTTCGTTCCATATAAAGAACGCGGTTGAATTCGCCAAGTTCCTTAAAGGATATGAAATCTAACGTCGTTATACAAAAGAAAAACGAAGTATATCTAACAGTTCAATGTGAACCACATGTGAGTCACGAACTGGCAGATAAATTTACCTTTGAGGTGCCAGCTGCGAAGTTCATGTCAGCATACAAAAAGAGGTATTGGGATGGAAAAATCAAACTCTTCAGTCCTGCTACAGGTGAGATATATGTTGGTCTTCTACCTTACATTATTGCGTTTTGCGAAGAAAGAGGATACGAGGTTATCCATAGAGACAATGAATTCTATGGTCTTCCATCAGAGATGGATGAATTCGTTACCCCTCAAGGAATAGGAGACTATGTAAAGACACTTAACCTACCGCACAAGGTCAGAGACTATCAGTACAAGGGAATCTACGAAGCACTACGACACAAAAGAAAACTACTACTGTCACCCACTGGTTCTGGTAAGTCCTTAATGATCTATGCATTGACTAGGTTCTGGACACTTAAAAATTTAAAAACACTCATAGTTGTTCCTACTACATCTCTAGTAGAGCAGATGTATCAGGACTTCAAAGAGTATGGTTGGAATGTCAAAGAGCATTGTCATAGAGTCCGTGGTGGTATAGAACCCGCTACTGACAAAGATGTGACAATAACTACATGGCAGTCAGTATACAAACTACCAAGACAATACTTTGCAGACTTCGGTGCTATCATAGGTGACGAAGCACATCTATTCAAAGCAAAGTCATTGACCAGTATCATGAACAAACTGTATGACTGCAAATACCGCGTTGGTTTTACAGGTACGCTCGATGGTACAGAAACAAATCGCTTAGTTCTCGAAGGTGTATTTGGCACAGTCAATAAGGTTACTAAGACAGAAACACTTATTAAAGATGGGCACCTTTCTAAATTTCAGATAAAGGTATTAATATTAAAACATAAGAGGAAACCATTTGATACCTACCAAGAGGAAATGGATTACCTTGTAGAGCATGAGAATAGAAATAAGTTTATACGTAACCTAGTTTGTGACCTATCTGGTAATACACTCGTCCTGTTCAACTACGTTGAACGGCATGGGATGCCACTTCATGAGTTAATAAATAGCAAGGTAGGGGATAACCGTAAAGTCTTTCTCGTACATGGTGGTATAGATACTGAAGACCGTGAACTAGCAAGACAGATCGCAGAGACTACAACTGATTCAATTATCGTGGCGTCTTATGGGACTTTCAGCACTGGTATTAATATTAGGAATTTACATAATGTTGTCTTTGCATCGCCTAGTAAAAGCAAAATAAGAAACCTTCAGAGCATTGGCAGAGTTCTAAGGAAGGGTGAACATAAAACAAAAGCAACTCTTTATGACATTGCAGATGATATGTCTAAAGGTCGCAATAACAATTACACACTAAATCATCTGGTTGAAAGAGTCAAAATATACAATGAAGAAAACTTTGATTATGAATTCATTGATGTCCCAATCAAGGAGAGTCATGGATAAAACAGAATTTCTAGCAGCAATCAAACTTGTATCAGGAGAGGAACTACTCTCTATGGTGACATCTGTGCACGACGAGAATGGCGACTATTTAATTGTAGAGAACCCTATAGAGGTAGAAGAGGTAATGCTTCCTAACAAACAAGCAGGAGCAAAGGTACAACCTTGGATGAAGTTCTCTAGAGAAGAACAATTTGTTATACCTAAAGATAAGATTATTACAATCGTAGAGGTAGCAGAAGAAGTTGCGGTCTTTTACCACATGTCTCTAAGGAAATTTAACAGTGACTTTATAACTGACGCTAAGGGTAAAATCTCTACCGTTGATGAAGCTCGTATCAAACTTGATAAGATCTTTAAAAAAGGTTCTTAAATGTCCCTTGAATTCGCACACTCATAGTGTAATGCTTTTTTGACATCTTGTCAACCCCCCGCTTGACAGCAGGGTTTTTTTGTTATAAAATATAAACATACCGAAGCAAATAGATGAAACGTAAGAGAGTAGTATCGGAGCATTATGTAAACAATAAAGAGTTTTTAGAAGCATTAGTAGTTTTTAAAGCAAAGTGTCTTGCTGCAAAAGAAGCAGGAGAACAACGTCCTCAGATCTCTAATTACATAGGAGAATGTTTTTTAAAGATAGCAACACATCTATCATACAAACCAAACTTTGTCAATTACATGTTCCGAGAGGACATGATATGTGATGGCATAGAGAACTGTGTGCAATACATAGAAAACTTTAACCCAGAAAAATCTAAGAACCCATTTGCTTATTTTACTCAGATCATTTATTATGCTTTTCTTAGAAGAATACAGAAAGAAAAACGTCAGTTGGAAATTAAAAATAAAATACTAGACAAGTCTGGTTACGAGGTTGCCTTCCATACAGATGACAAGTCAGGTTCCTCAGACTATAATACAATTAAGGAGAACGTGCAAATAAAAATTAAGTGACATATCCTATTACTATCGTTGATAATTTTTTTGAAGATCCAGATGAGGTTGTAGCAATTGCAGACAAGTGTAAATTTTACAATCCCAATACAGGTAATTGGCCAGGCACAAGAACTAAACAACTTGATGTAGAGGATCATAGACTCTTCAGTTACTTTGGAATGAAAATACATGGATTATTTCATGATCAAATTCCAGAGTATTGGAATCTACAAGCACACTTTCAGAAAATTATGCCATTTTGCGAAGACAAATACAGCAAGAAAAATAGAGGATGGGTGCATCAAGATCACGATTCTTGGTTTGGTGGTATAGTATATCTTACAAAGAATCCAGAACCAGATACAGGTACATCAATTTACAAAGTAAAAAATGGATACTCATTTCAATATGAACAAGAACTTAAAATGAAAGAAAGCATTTATAAAAGTCAAGTGACAGATGACGCAGAATATGAAAAAGCATTTGATTCTATGCAAGAACAGTATGTAGAGACAGTAACTATTGAGAATGTATATAATAGATTTGTATTGTTCTCAGGTAATACACATCATGGTGTAAAGACTTTTGGATCATCTCCTAGACTAACACTAAACTTTTTTGGTATGGGACAGTATGGTAAGATACCACCAGTAATGAGGTCAAGATGAAGATAGCAATAATAACAGATCAACACTTCGGTGCAAGAAAATCTAGTCGTGTATTCCATGATTTCTTTAACAAGTTTTACAAAAATGTATTCTTTCCTACACTAAAAAAACGCGGGATCGACACAGTATTAGATCTAGGTGACACCTATGATAATCGTAGGACTCTAGATCTATGGGCAGCAAACTGGAGTAAGACAGAATACTTTGATAAGTTAAGAGACATGGGTATCACAGTTCATTCTCTTGTAGGTAATCACACAGCATATTTTAAAGACACAAATGACGTTAACACTCTTGATGGTATTGTTGGCGAGTATAATAATATTCATATCTACGATAAGGCAACAGAGGTAGAGATAGGTGGATTGCCTATTCTATTCATACCTTGGATCAATCAACAAAACTCAGAAGAAACCTATGCATTGATTGAAAAATCTAAATGTCCTGTAGCAATGGGTCATTTAGAACTCAATGGTTTTGAAGCACATCGTGGTTACATCATGGATCATGGTGACAGCACAGCACCGTACAGACATTTTGAAAAAGTATTCTCAGGTCACTTTCATCGCAAGAGCACTAGAGGTAACATATCATACCTAGGTAATCCATACCAGATCTATTGGAATGATTATAGAGACGCACGTGGGTTTCATATTTTTGATACTGTCACCTTGGAACTTGAGTTTATAAAGAATCCATACGAAATATATGAAAAGATATATTATCATGAGGACAATATACAAACAGGTATGTTTAAATACCATGAGTATTCTCAGAAATTTATCAAGATTATTGTAGAAAAGAAAACTGATACAGATAAATTTGAAAGATTTATTAGTCAGTTGTATGCTGCAGGAGTGCATGAGATCAAAGTTATTGAAGATCCATCTTTTGAACAAGATCTAAATGAAGAGATAGATATAGAGAAAGAAGATACTCTAACAATATTAGAGAGATACGTTGATGACATGGAGCACTCAGATAAACCCGCACTCAAAAATATTCTCAAGTCATTATATGTGGAGGCATTGGAGTTAGTATGATGTATATCCTTGCAGTTACAGGCAAAGAGAAGGAAGGTGCCTATGCTGTTGATGAGAATGATAAACGTAAAGTTTACATGTTCCTTGACAAAGACGACGCAGTACGCTATGCTGGCCTTCTGGAAGCTGATGACTTTCCAGATATGTCAGTTGTAGAAGTTGATGATCAAGAGATCATACAAGCTTGTGTTAAACATGGACATGAATACTTTGTTGTCACTCCTGATGATATAGTAATTCCTCCTAGATAATTTTTGTCTGAATGATTATTTTTAAAACTGTACGTTGGAAGAACTTTCTTTCAACTGGTAATGTGTTTAGTGAAATACAGTTAGATACAAGTCCTGCTACATTGATAGTCGGAGCAAATGGTGCGGGTAAATCCACATTTCTGGATGCCATGTGCTATGCGTTATTCGACAAACCTTTTCGTAAAATAACTAAAGGGCAATTAGTTAATGCTGTGAATGAAAAGGAACTACTTGTTGAGTTAGAATTTAGTATAGGTTCACGTGAATATATGGTACGCAGAGGGAGAAAACCTAATGTGTTTGAAATCTATCTCAATGATACAAAAACTAAGGAAGAGGCATCTATCTTAGAACAGCAAAAATATCTGGAACAAAGTATTCTGGGGTTGAATTATAAATCATTTACTCAGGTGGTGGTCTTAGGATCATCTTGCTTTGTTCCATTTATGCAACTCAATCCACCTAATCGTAGAGAAGTTATAGAAGATCTTTTAGACATTCGTATTTTCTCAACTATGAATGGTATCTTAAAAGAACGTTGCAAAGGTATTAGAGAGAACATCAGAGAAGTTGAGTATCAGTTTGAAATAGCAAAGAATAAAGTTGAGACACAACAAGCATTGATAGATCATCTTAAAGAACAATCAAATGCAAACACTACAAGACGTAAGACAGAGATTAAAAACATTGAGAAAGAAATACAAGATATTACAATTGTTGTAGATAAAGATCTTGACTTGTCTAAATCATATGAAGAGTCCCTAGTGGAATATCAAACGGTTGATACTGATTTGTCACAACTCCGTATCTATGAGAGTAGATTTAAAGACAAACAAAAAACATTTAAGAAAGAGTACAAATTTTTTGAGTCCAATGAACATTGTCCGACTTGTCAGCAAACAATCACAGAAGAACTTAGAACTAATAAGAAATCTGGAATTACTGATCAACTCAAGGAAGTTGAAGAAGCAACAGAAAAACTCAGAGGAGAGTTAGATAGTATCCTAGTAAAGATAGAAGAGAAGAATGATATTGTAAAAGAGTTGTCACGTTGTCAGCAAGCAATATCAGAATCACAAAGAGAGATACAGTATCGTAAACGTCAGATAAAAGCAATTGAAAAGAAGATAGACGAAGCAACTGGTAGTGGTAGTAGTTTAAAGAAAGAGAAAGACAAACTTAAACAACTAGCAAAGGATGGATTAAAGGTAGAGGAATCCCTACTTGACGAGAAAAAAACACGTGACAACTATAATACTGTCACAAACATGTTGAAAGATACTGGAATTAAGAGTACTATAATAAGGAAGTACCTACCAGTTATGAATCAACTGATAAATAGGTATTTGAAGGAACTAGATTTCTATGTCTCTTTTGAACTCGATGAGAATTTCATGGAGACTATCAAATCTAGATTCAGAGATGAGTTCTCATATGCATCCTTCTCAGAAGGAGAGAAGATGAGAATAGACTTAGCACTTCTCTTTACATGGAGAACTATTGCTAAGATGAAGAACAGTGCCAATACTAATCTACTCATCTTAGATGAGATATTTGATAGTAGTCTGGACACTGCAGGAACAGATGACTTCCTAAAAATTCTACACACTGTGTCTGACAAGACCAATGTGTTTGTAATCTCACACAAAACAGAATCCTTACAGGATAAGTTTGCATCTACCTTACGTGTAGAGAAAAAACAAAACTTCTCAGTTATAACAAAGGAGGAATAATGAGAGTACCTAATTGGCAGCATCATTCCAAGAAGGAACAGAAACGCCACCTTAAACCACAAGCAATGCGACAGGCACGTGCCAGAGTAAGACAGTTAAAAAAGTGTCACATCAACCCTCCCAAACGGAGGGTTTCTTTGTATACTGGTATTATACAACAAAGCAATTATCATGAACATCGTCAAAGAATCACTTGCTAAACTACTTGCCACAGAGAATCTTATTGTAGAGCATCGTCCTGTAGAGACAGCACAGTTTGAAGTATACAGCAGAGTCTTAACTCTACCTACATGGGAGCATGAGTGTAATGATGTTATCGACATGTTCATCGCACACGAAGTAGGTCATGCATTATACACACCAGAAGATAACGAGTGGTTAGACGAAGTTCCACAGATGTTCTTAAACGTAACAGAAGATATCCGTATCGAGAAACTCATCAAGCGTAGATACGAAGGTCTTCCTAAGACATTCTTCAAAGGTTACCAAGCACTTGACATTGACGAGTTCTTCGGTCTTAACAACAAAGATCTTACACAACTCAATCTTGCAGACAAAATCAATCTACAATACAAGATCGGCAACTACAGAGACATCCCATTCACAACAGAGGAAGCAGCATTCCTTCCTAAGTGTGATGCTCTAGAAACATTTGACGATGCAGTTGCACTTGCTAAAGAGATCTTTATATTCTGCCAAGAGCAACTTGACAAGCAACAGAAAGAAGAAGCACCTCAGCAAGATGACGCTCTAGATTCAAACAATCCTCTAGAAGATCTATCTACAGGTAAGTCAGAAAACAACAACCCTGTAGAGTCATCTAGTGCTCCTACAGAAGCAGGAGAAGAAGAAGGTCAGGAAGAAGCAACAGACTTACAACCAATTGACATTCTTAAGGACAAAGATGCACAACCTGATGAGCAAGAAGAGTGGCATGGCAATCCAACTACACAAGCAGGACGTCAGAACGGTCCTACTGATGTTACTCCACAAGTATCTACTGCACAGGCAGCAACAGAGTCACAAAAGAAATTTGTTAATAAGGAAGCAGGAGAGAACATCTATGTTGAGGTTCCTAAGATTCCTATCAACTACATGGTTTCTAACAAAGACATCTCAGACTATCTTGCAGATCATTATGCTAAGACAGATGCATTTAGACGTCAAACAGAGTGGAAAGATGAGTATGATCTTGAGCAATCAAAGTGGAGAGTTCAAGATATGGATTCATCAGATGTAGCATACAAAGCATTCAAGACATCTTCTAACAAAGAAGTCAACTACCTTGTAAAAGAGTTTGAGATGAAGAAAGCAGCAGATGGTTATGCACGTGCTACTACATCCAGAACTGGTGTTCTCGATACTGCTAATCTTCACACATACAAATACAACGATGATCTATTCAAGAAGATCACAACAATTCCTGATGCTAAGAGTCACGGTCTAATCTTCAATATTGATTGGTCTGGTTCTATGCATCATCAGGTTCTTGATACTATCAAGCAAGCATTGACACTAGTATCATTCTGTCGCAAGGTTGGTATTGACTATGATGTATATCTTTTCACTGATGCATATGAGTATCATGGCAGTTATCATGATGTTGCAAAAGAGTCTTTGATCGACGGTAAAGTTATCCTTGACAACTTCAATATGATCAACGTTCTATCAAGTAAAACAAACAAGAGAGTTGCAGACAGACAGCAACAGAATCTATACCGTCTTGCATCATCTATTGTTAATTACGGTGGTGCTGCTGTTCCTCAGAAATTAAGACTAGGTGGCACTCCACTTAATGAGTCACTAATTGCTATGAATGATATCATCCCTGAGTTCAAGACAAGAACAGGAGCACAAAAGGTTCATGTTGTATGTCTAACTGATGGCGATGGCAATCCATTACGTGCGGGTAAGAAGTATGTTGATAGAGACGGAACAGAGTCACTCTTCGCATCACACATGGGTAACGGATACATCCTACGTGACCGCAAGACAGGTAGAATGTATAAGTTCTCAGGAGACTACTACTCAGGACAAACAAGACAGTTCGTATCTTACTTACGTGACAGATTCCCTGAGTGTTCTTTCATGAACATCAGACTACTAGGATCAGGTGAGTGGCACAGATTCAAAGTAGATTGTTTCGGTGACCAATACACAGAAGAGAATGTAGCACGTGCAAATGCAGAGTGGAAGAAAACAAAATCATTCATCTGTGCATCTTCATACTGGACAGTTCAGTATGGTCTAGCAGCATCAGCACTAAACACCGACGCTGAGTTTGAACCTAAGTCAGATTCAAAAGCAGATATCAAAAGAGCATTCGTTAAGTCTCTAAAAGGTAAGAAGATGAACAAGAAGATTCTATCTTCATTCATCGAACAGATTGCATAGTGCCAATCAAATTAGTGTCACATCATATATTGCAAAGTCCTATATGATGTGGCATTATTATAATATACAAATCACACAACTTCATTATCATGCCATTTGAGAGAAAACTACCAGTCAACTTTGTAGACGAGTTACGTGACGAGTTCGGTAATAACATCGACGCATCACATGTCAAAAAGTTTGCAACAAAGTATTCTGTAGGATACGCAACTGTATCTCGCAAACTAAAACAGTTCCAAGTCAAGAAAGGCACATGGAATCTAACTATACAAGAAGGCAGAGAGATCCTTACAAAAGCACTCTCAGCACCCTCTGTAATCCCCTCAGTTGAACAGAACCTTGTTCCAGAGATAGTTGATACCTTTGTTCCATTCGGTAACTTCAGCGATGTCAAAAAAATTATTCAATCAGGCATCTTCTATCCTGCATTCATCACAGGTCTATCTGGTAACGGTAAGACATTCTCTGTAGAACAAGCATGTGCTAAAGCAAACAGAGAACTTATCAGAGTTAATATCTCTATCGAGACAGACGAAGACGATCTTATCGGTGGATTCAGACTTGTTGATGGCAACACAGTATGGCACAACGGTCCTGTAGTCGAAGCACTTGAGCGTGGTGCAGTTCTACTTCTTGACGAGATCGACCTAGCATCTAACAAGATCTTATGCTTACAATCTATTCTTGAAGGCAAAGGTGTCTTCCTTAAGAAGATTGGTAAGTATGTAAAACCTGCAAAAGGTTTCACTGTTGTTGCTACTGCTAACACAAAAGGTAAAGGTTCTGAGGATGGCAGATTCGTAGGCACTAACGTTCTTAACGAAGCATTCCTTGAGAGATTCCCTGTTACTTTTGAGCAGAACTATCCTCACCCACAGACAGAGCAGAAGATGCTTGATCTATTGTCTGATGACAAAGAGTTCAACAAGAGACTTTGTGATTGGGCAGACATCATCCGTAAGACATTCAAGG